ATGATTCGGGTGTTTGCTGCGAGCTTGTTCGTCATCTGTTCCGCGTCTGCTCTTGCCCAAAAACTAGAAGTGAAAATCATTGACCGTCAAGACAAAGACGACTCCTACAACTACTCAGCCGTGTACAACAATGTGGCTGTGGGCAAATCATTCACCGTTCATGGGGCCACATTCACGCTAGAACTCCCAGATGGACGCCTAGCGATTGTGAATTGCGAAAGCAAATTCGCCGAACGTGACGCAGGACCAGTCGGCAATCGCAGAAGCTGCCGAACGCCGGTCATAGACACAATCGAGACGGACTTCCATGGTGATAACGCCAAGTTGATCTGGCCAGTGAGCTTGGACGGGAAGAAGATGCAGTCTGAGACCTACAAGATCCTTGGCATATTGCCCAAGCCCACCAGTAATTGACGCCTGAAGGTGTGTGGCATCACCTCGGAAGAGACAGCCTCTCGACTACGGACAGAGTATGCTCTGGGCTCAAGTGGCTGTAGCGGGCTGCCATGGCTGTTGTCTTGTGTCCTGCTAGAGCCATGATGTCCGATATGGACGCACCGACCATGGCCAGCCACGAGCAGAAGGTATGTCGGTTGCAGTGCCACGTATAGCCCGTGATCTTGGCTTCTTTAAGGCAGGACACGAACCACTTGCGGGGACGATAATAGGTGGTGTCATACCCCCACACCTTCTCCGTCCCCTTCTGTCCCTGGACCTGCAGAGCCTTGAAGGCAGCTATGGCGTCCGAGTCCAAGCGAACTGTCCTGTTCGATCCGTTCTTGGTGTCCGTCAGCCTGACTGTTTTTCGCTCAAGGTCTACCTGCCCCCAAGTCACTGAGAATTGCTCCGACAGTCGCATCCCGGTATGCACGCTGATGATGAACTCAGGGGCATGGTCTGGGTGTAGTTCCTGGATGACCTGGAGCAGGCGGTTATATTCCTCCCGGGACAGGAACCGCTCCCGCCCTGTAGACGGCTTCCTCTGCCGGGTTAGTCTCGCCGGGTTTGACGTGACTTTCCCGTTGGCTAGTCCCTCTCTGTAGCAGAGGCTCAGGAACGCCCTGTACTTGTTTTGGGTGCCGTTCGAGACCTTCCGCGCTTCCTTGCGGGCCTTGTCCTTGCCACGGACTCTCATCTGCAGACCGTTCAGCCACGTGTCCAGCTTCTGAGGGGTCATTTCCTCTGCCACCTCTGCCCCTAGCTCCTCACGGACGATGGCAGACCGATTGATGTAGCCCTGGGCGTCCTTGTGGCTCGCGGTCGCAGCCAGTGCAAGGTCTATGAGGTCGCTTATCGTTACGCGGGCAGAACGTCTCAGTTCGGGCATCTTGCGCCCTACAGCAGCGTCAGCCTTCCGGGATTGATAGATCCTGATGGCGTCGGACTTCTTGCCAATCTTCTCCCGGTGCCTCTTGCCCTGGGCGTCGTAGTAGTGGATGTGCCATATACCAGTCCCTGCAGGATGCTCGTACACGCCCCGTGGTGCCTTAACGGCTGTTCTCATGCACTGACCATATCATCGAGTGCATGGCTCCTTTGCAGACTCTGCATTCCCATCGGACCTTCCGTAACGGGCCAGCAAGAACTCGCCTGCCCTATCCCCTGCTCTACCTGTCCATGGAGCAGGACGGCCCCTTTGCGCCCGATTACGCTCACAGCACGATATCGCTCTCCCTGTTCTGATCCGCGACATCGTGTGCGTGGTGAACCAACTCGTAATCCTCATGCATGCACTCGACGTGCTTGTTAATGGAAGCCAACGACTTGGCGCATGAGGCAGCGGAGAATGCGATCACGACGGCAAACAAGCCTGCCACTGAATTAAGTCCGTGAAGTAGCCAGCCAGCGGCGTGCAGGGTCGAAGTCATGGGCCATGTTCTCAGGGCCTTCAACTCCTGACAATCTCCCGAGCAGTCCCTCCGAAAAGCTGCCTCATTACGTCCGTGCTGGGTGTCTCCCAGATGGTATAGGCACTCTCACTTTTTCGATGTTATTCTGGTCGAAACGTCGAAAAAGTGAGACAGGGCCAAATGCCATCTGTTGATTCTAAAGCTAGTTACATAGTGCATATACGTTAAGGGGTTAGTAGGCACTTGTTCTTGCCTTTGACTTGGCTTTTGACTTGGCTTTTGAACTTGTCTTGTACTGCCTTTGACTTGGCCTTTCCAAGCAGAGGGAACCACCTCCAATCCGCCGCGCAATACCCCAGACATACCCCAAGAAATCAACACGGGCGAAACTGCCCGAACTATGAACAGGAACCAACAATGAGCGAAGTATCCAGAAAGAACATGTGGGGCGACTTGCCCAAGCTTGCGATGCCGGTAGCCATCGGGCAGGAGAAGCGTCTTGAGTTAAAACCCGCTGCTCTGGCAGTCCTCATGGCAGTTCTTCAAGAGCAGCAAAAAGGAAACCATCGAGAAGACGGCCCCGTACTCGTGAGGATGAGTCACCTGGAGATCATGGCGACTACTGGACTGACCACCAACCCAGTCGCCAAAGGAGTGAAGGAGCTACAGGGCAGATACCTAAACAGGATCAAGGAACCATCGGGCAAGGGGTTCGACAACCAAGCCTTCCAAATCCTCCACCCTGAGAACGGCTCCGCACTGGATGGCACCGGGACAGGGAGCCTGCTCTTCCGGCATGACATCCGATACTTTCAAGTCCCCAGCGAGTTCGTGACCAAGGATGAACCATGGTGTCTGCGGCGTATCGGTAGCTCAGAACTCATGGTCTACGTGGCAGCGTGCTTCATGGCGAACCAAACGAGGGAGAACTTGTTCGACGTGCAGGCGAGAGACCTGCGGGAGCTAGCAGGAGTCAAAAGCACGGAGACTTTCGCCAAGGCACTGGAAGCCTTGGTAAACCTGGGATTGTTGTCAGTGGAGCAGCATGGACGGTCACTCAGCATAGCCTTGTGCGATCCATGGACCCGCACCCCCATCCACGAACAACTGGACGAAGATCCCGCAGACGACCTCTCCAGCTTTCGTGAGCCAGATGGTAGAGGCAGAACGAAGGCAACTTCCTTCAATCTTGCCCGCCCCGTCTTGGAGCAGCTACTCAAGCAGTCCCTGCGACCCGGGATGGATGAGATCGTCATGCAGGGTAACGGCGGGTGGAAAGTGGTCTGTCCGTATCATGCCGACCGCAATCCTAGCTGCTCAGTGGACTTCGACAAGCAGCGGTTCAACTGCTTTGGATGTGAAGCAAAAGGAACTCTCAAGACCCTCGTCCTGAAGCTGGGCGACTACGACACCGTAGAGTATGCAAAACGAGTAGGCGGGCTGACGGGAAAAACGATCGTTCCCCGCGTGGCAGACTCCCGGGCGACTGGGGAGCACGTCTACATGGACAGGAAGGGCTACCCAAAGAAGCGCATCCTCCGCATGCCCAACGACCTCAAGACCGGGGACAAGGTGTTCAAGCAGCAATCCAGAATGAGCAAGAGGTGGGTGGACGGCGGCGGACCCAAGATGCTCTATGGTCTGGAGCGGTTCGACTTTGCCAGCTACGTGGTGTGCGTCGAAGGCGAGAAGGATGCCGACACGGTGAACCATTTGGAACTCTCCATCAATGGGCAGATGGCTTGCGCCACAACATCAGGCGGCGCTCAGTCCTGGGAAGACCACTTCGCGGCGGAGCTTCAGGGCAAGACAGTAGTCCTCATGCCCGACGCAGACGAAGCAGGGGCAAACTACCGGGATGAGATCGCGGCCAGCTTGGACACTCGCTCCATTCCCTACAAGGTGGTGGACTTCGCCCCGCATGGTGTGAAGGACGTGACTGAGTACCTCGAAAGTGGTAGGAGCAAGGATGACCTCCTGGGATTGATCACGGCGGCGCTGGGGATTGAGGCAGAGACGGCGGAGCCGGAAGCGGTGCAGGCGATCTAGTTGCATACTCTGCAGTTACAAATAACGGGCACGCAGTTTGCAGACGACCTATCCCCTGTCCCTATGCGTTGGTGGAGCAGGACGGGGCTATAGCTCGCCATTCTGTACAGGTGTAGGTGTTAGAGCATCAGCGATAACAAGTAGCGAACAAGACCGCCGACTGAGCAGCCAAAGATAATTCCAACTATTTTCAAGGTCATGACGGATTTTGGCGCTGTAATTGACCTATGAAAGTAGAGGGATGTAAACATTGCTCGCACCGTCAAGCAAGCCTCAGCAAAAGACTTCAATTATTTTCAAGGCCATGACGGATTTAGGGTCAAAAAAATCGTCTCTGAAATTAGAGGGGTACTTTACTGCAAGCAGCGTCGCGCAATCCTCCGCAAACTTATTTGCACTTTCTTTACACGCGATAGGGTTTTTGGCCGTTTGAAAGTGTCTCTGAATATAGAGGGATATAAACACTCTCACGGTTCAGCGATCCCGCCTAAGTAGCGACCGCACAATCCGACATCAGCACCACCAAGGCTACCCACAACGGGTGGCCTTTTTCATTTCCAAAGGAGAACCCACCATGGAACCGCACCTGTATACCAAGAAGCTCGCCGCCGCCGCGCTGAGCGTATCCGTCCGCGCCATTGACAATCTGCTCACTGGCAACCACATCAGCTATGTCAAAGTTGGCCAGCGTCGGCTTATCCCGCGCTCGGAGATCGTAAGGGTCGCTCAGTACGGAGTCGCCGCGAACTTCAACAAAGGCGAGATCAATGTCTAGCCTGGATCGCCTCCTGTACGACCGCAAAGAGGCAGCCCGCGTCCTCTCGATCTCTGTCCGCTCCCTGGATTACCTCGTGAGCAACTTGGAGATCCGCACCAAGCGCATAGGTCGCCGCTTGTTGATTCCACAAACCGAACTCCTGCGATTCATCAAAGCCGACCACCCAAACACCTTGAGGACTACATGAGAACGATGCGTATCAGCATGGACAACCTGCCCGCACTGCAACGCTGCCTTACCACGGTCCTGTCTACGGCAGAGACTGAGGATGAGCGCAACGCGACCACGGGGATGTTGATAGCAATGACGGCGGTACTCGATCAAAGGAAACGTATCGAGACAGGCGCGGAACTGGATGCAGAAGTTCTCAGGGAACTCAAGATCGGCACCGATGCCGCCGTGGAATGCTTCCGCACCCTGGAGCAGCATCCCGCCGTGGACCTCGCCAACTGGCTGCCTACGGATGCAGCGACGAACAATGAGCAAGCGTTGCACAAGCTCACGCTGGGTTTGATTCAGGAACTGGCTTTGCATATCTGGGTCATCGAGAACGAACTGGAAGAGCAAGCACCTGGGGCAAAGCACCGATTCGACATGGAACGAGCAGCCCGCCACGCACTACAGCACGCGGTGCTAGGAATGGAGAACTGATGGGCAGCGCAAACGTGAAGATAACTGGCCTGGAGCAGATGGTAGCCAGCTTGCAAACCCTGTCGGACCCCAAGATGATTACGGACGCGCTCGCCAAGTCCACGGAAGTGACGGCAAAGATTTTCTACGACAAACTGCAGCCGCTCATACCTGTGAGAACTGAAGGCGGCGGACCCAAGTCCACCCAGTTGAAACCTGGGCAGCTTCGAGACGGCTTGGTCATGTACACGGACAAGGGCGACAAGTCGGCAGTGAGCACGGTGACGTTTCGCAAAGACGTGAAACACGTCGCTTTGTTCGTGGAGTACGGCCACATGAACGTGAAGAAGACCAAGCCGCTCACCAAGCGTGGCAAGTCGCGCAAGACGTACCAAGGCGACACCCCTGCTCATCCCTTCATGCGCCCTGCCTTCGATCAAACAGAAGCGAAACTGCGAGAGACGCTGAAGGCGGAAGTAATCAAGAACTTGACTGAGGCAGCCAAGCGGTAGCGGTTTTGCAGAGTCTGCAACGACATTAACCACAAGCTTCACCACGAGCTTCACCACAAGATGCCCCGGGGATGGGACCCCTGGGCGGTTGGTGTTGTAGCCACCAACCCTGTGGCCAGCGGAGTTTTTGAGGGATTACTCCGCTGAGCCCGAACTCAGAAGAAAAGGACGACTCATGATCCGAACGAAGAAGCACCAAAGCTTTCCCATCCCGCTAGCCATTGCATCGGATGCCAACGGCACCACTAACCTGTCCATCCACGGACCCGCACTCAAGGTGGTTCTGTGCCTGCTCCACCAAGTAAACCTGAAGCACACCAAGTCTCGCATCCCGGGCCAGCCCGTGATCCTCAAGCTGCCTCTCGATGTGCTGCTTGAGAGAACAGGCTTGAGCGACTATGACACGGCGGTTGGACTGGAGCTAGCCAAAAACTACGTCCAGCGGGAAGACCACAACCACTTTTCTTTTGTGAACCCTGAGACAGGCGAACAGCTTCACTGGGGAGCATCGCGGAAGAACGTCTACTACGGCGGAGCACGTCACTTCTTTCTACCGGCTCGCGTAGTAGTGGACCAAGACGAAGAAGCACCGCACTCAATCCGCAACCTCACAGATGAAGAAGTCGCGATCATCGTGCTTCTCACGTTTGAGTCCAAGGTGCAGAAGGCTTGCCACTTCGACATCCCGGCAGAAACATTACAGACCCGCGCCCACATAGCCGACGCTGCGACATTCGAAGATGCCCTGAGCAGATTGATAGCAGTCGGACTCATCCAAGCGCGACCACTCGGTGGATTGTTGCGTATCGTCGTCAGCCCATGGACAGAAGACTACATGAACGCCAGACCATAAAGGATCAACCATGAAAGAACCAAACGAACAAACACCAGACATCACGATCATCGTTGCACCCCACGCCAAGACGGACAGGTGGTCCTTCTCCATGGACTCCAAGACAGGTCACTTCCGGCGCTACGGTTGCGGTTATCTGAACTCAGCAACCAGCCATAGTCTGTGTGTGTTCGGTGCCGTGTCGGCTTTGAAAATAGTGACACCAGTCCTTGAGCAGCGTTACCTGATGTTCAACAAGGAGCCAGAACGGCGACTGGTCATTGAAGTAGGCAGCATGTACAACGAACTTGCCTTTGCGTTCAACGGGCGCACCACGCGCAACGCACGCCACAAGGCTGCAGAGCACTTGGTGGCTGAACTTGCGAAGGAGTCAGAGCGGTTTGACGTGACCTGGAGGAAGGCGACAGAGCGTGAGACATCTGACCCATTCCACTGGATGAACCGTCAGCTACGCGAGCACCGAAGAGACGGTTGGCCTCAGCCTGAAGCACTCTCAGGACCACACAACGCTTTCTAGAACCAACGAGATTGATACTTGCCACTGGAGTTGACTACGTTATCCAGTGGTAACAGCACGCTCAAGGAGTTCAATTGTCCGAACCCTTGCTCAGTGCCGTGGCGGACCTGTGACTAACCCAGGTCCAGTCATGCTCGCTTAGTTTTCATACAAATACGACTCGCGAACCGACGCTCACCACCTCCGCAGGGACTGCCCAACGAGGGAATGGGGTATAGCCCCTCTAATCCCTTCATTCAAAAGGAGTTAGGGACCGACGGGGTAAGCGAAAAAACACACTTTCCAAAATGAAGAAAATGAAGGGTCCATGGGTTAAATTCAGCCCGTCGGTCTTCCATTTTCTGTATACGAGGTGGCACCTAGTCTGCCTCAAGGAACTCGCTGCGAACCGCAGCCGCTCTACCTGATTCCTTAAGTCTACTCTCCGCACCCTGCCAACAAAGGAAATTATGCCTGGACGCAAAAGAAAACCCGTGCCTACTGCTACACCCAGCACCCCATCCTGCCCATCCTGGTTGACCAAGGACGCGAAGAAGGAATGGCGTCGTATTACCCCTCAACTCGCCTCTAGAGGTGTCCTAGAACTATGCGATCTTGCCCAACTTGCTGCCTATTGTGAGTGCTTTTCAAGATGGCAGGACGCAGAAAAGCTCGTGGACCTTCACGGAATCGTCATGGAGGTCAAACAGTTCTCCCGCACAGGCGAACTCCTGGGAACGGTTCTCAAGCGCAATCCCGCAAGCATCGCTGCCTCAGGTGCCCTGAAGGATATGTCACGGCTGGCGGGTTCGTTCGGCTTTGATCCCGCGTCCCGTACCAAACTCGCGCAAGAGGCACCTGCTCCTGAGGATGACGTATCGCGCTTTTTAACTCCCCCGGACGATGACGAAGAAGAGACAGAGGATGACGATTAAAGCCGATGGCAGAGCAGATGAATACATCAGGAAAGCAGTAAGCGGCGAGATCGTTGTCTCGCGGTGGGTGAAGATGACCTGCGAACGGCACCTGAGAGACCTGGAGGACGGCCATCTCCGCAACCTCCGCTTCAGTCCAGCCAGAGCACAGCACGTAATCAACTTCATCGAAGGTCTTTGCAAGCACTCAGACGGAGCCTATGCGGGGCGCGCATTCATTTTGCAGGACTGGCAAGTGGCTTGCCTGTCCATTTTGTTTGGATGGCTCAAGGCAGACACCAAGTATCGACGCTTCAGGTACGCGTTTCTTGAGTTAGCTCGCGGGTCAGGCAAGTCAACGCTCGCTTCCGCTATCGCGCTGTATCTTTTGATTGCAGACGGGGAGCCATCGGCCCATGTCTTCTGCGTCGCAACCAAAATGGACCAAGCGAAGGTGACCTTCGGCCAAGCCGAAAAGATGGTCAGCCAGAGTCCTACGCTTCGCAAGCGTCTCAAGAGTCAGAGAAACCTTCTCAGCTACCCGGCGAATGGTAGCAAGTTCCAGCCTCTGTCTTCCGACGCTTCATCTTTGGACGGACTCTCGCCATCAGGTTGCATTATCGATGAACTCCACGCCCACAAGGACCGACGCGTTTATGACAAGCTCGTTACTGCCTTAGGAAAAAGGCGTCAACCCCTCTTGGCGATTACGACTACTAGTGGCTTTGATCGGCTCAGTCTCTGCTACGAACTTCACACCTACTCAGAGCGGGTTCTGACATCCGTGATAACGGGCGATGACGCTTGGTTCTCCTGGATCGCAGGACTCTCGGAGGACGACGACCCTTTTGACGAGGCAAACTGGCCCAAGGCGAACCCCGGGCTGGGGCAGACGGTTCAATGGGATGAGCTAAGGAGTGAAGCCAACAAAGCCCGCGAGTCTCCGTCTTATTTGAACGCGTTCCTTACCCTCCGCCTTAATTTTTGGACAAAAACACATTCCGTGTGGATGCCTCTCGATAAATGGGACGCTTGTGACACTCCCGTAGACATCGAAAAGCTGAAGGGCAGAAAGTGTTTCGCTGGACTGGATCTCAGCACACTCTTCGACCTGTCCGCGTTCGTCTTGGTATTCCCGCCGATTCCAGAAGACCCGCACTACTACGTTCTGCCCTACTTCTGGGTACCAAAGGACAACATCCGCAAGCGGTCACTAGAAGACAAGGTTCCTTATGAGGTATGGCATAGGCAAGGCTTGCTGTTTGCCACGGACGGCGACGTGATCGATTACGATGCCATCCGCTTGAAGATTCAGGAACTCGGCAAGGTCTTCAACATCGCAGAGATCGCCTTCGATAGATGGAACGCCACACAGATCACCACCCAGCTAGCAGGCGACAACTTCGAGATGTGCAAGTTCGGGCAGGGGTTCGCCAGTATGGGAGCACCAACCAAGCGACTCCTGGAGATTGTTGTCTCCGGGCAGCTTGCTCACGGCGGTAACCCTATCTTGCGCTGGATGGCAGGCAATGCCGTTGCGAAGACAGACCCCTCCGCAAATATGAAGCTCGATAAAAGTAAAAGCGCAGAGAAGATCGACGGCTTGGTAGCGGCGATCATGGCCCTCGATAGAGCAGAAGTCCACCAACCCAAACCCACAATAACTCCCAGCATTCACGTCTGGTAGAGATCGGCTACGAATGAGTTTCTTTTCTCGATTTAAAGATGCCTTCCTGGAGAAGCGTTCAAACTCTCTGGAGAATGCGGCAGTATCCCTCGCATCCCCTGGTGCATGGGCATGGCTCTCAGGCGGCGATTCTACCGCGTCCGGGGAGATCGTCAACGAACTGGTAGCCCTGCAGCAAACGACGGTTTTCGCCGCCGTCTCGCTCATCGCTCAGAGCGTGGCTTCCCTGCCCCTCATCACGTATGAGAAGACGGAGAAGGGCAAGCGCGAAGCTACAGACTCACCTTTGTACTCGCTCCTTCGCTACAGTCCTTCGCCCGAGACGAATTCTCAGAACTTCTGGGAAGCTTTTGTTGGATCGGTAGCTTTAAACGGAAATGGCTATGCTGAGATCCAGCGCGACGGTGCGGGCGACCCCATCGCCTTGTGGAATCTAAACGCCAGTCTCACTGCTCCAGTCCGCAAGAACGGCTTGCTCGCATACGAAACTTCGGACGGCATGCCCAATGGTGAAAAGCGGATGATAAGCGCAGCGAACATGCTGCATGTTCCCTACTTCACTTTGGACGGCATCCTGGGCCTTAACCCCGTGTCACACAATCGGCAGATGCTGGGGCTTGCGGCGGCGACAACCAAGTTCGGCGCTAGGTTCTTCGGCAGCGGTGCACGGCCTGGGGGTGTGCTGTCCGTAGAGACTCCTTTGACGGATGAGCAGATGGCCAGTTCTCGTGACAGTTGGCAATCTGCTCAGGGTGGGGCTAACTCTGGGAAGGTAGCGATCCTTCAAGGCGGCTGGAAGTATGAACCCCTGAGCTTGTCGCCAGACGATTCGCAATTTTTGCAGACGCAGCAGTACACCCGAGAGCAGATTGCGGCGCTCTGGCACGTTCCCGTCCATCTTTTAGGCGACACGTCACGGCTCAGTAATGCGACCGCATCCCAGCAGAATCTTTCCTTCGTGACAGGCTGCCTGCGTCACTTCATGCAGAAGATCGAGAGTGCGATTCAGCACAAGCTACTCAATTCCCATGGGCAGGCTAGCGACATTTTCTGCAAGTTCGATGTAACGGAACTGTTGAGAGGCGACCCCGCAGAAACGAACGCTGCTCTAAGCACGGCCCGGCAGTGGGGATATATGACCGCTAACGAAAGCCGCGCTGTCATTGGCCTTGATCCCGTACCAGAGGGGAACGTGCTTCTCTACCCATTAAACATGGGTAACAGCATTCATCTGCTCAAGGAACCGACAGAGGACGAACCAACAGCAGCCAGCCTGGGCAGCCTACGGACTTCCTTCCATCGGTTGTTCGCAGATGGCGTCCGCAAGACTTGCCATCGTCAGCAGAGAGACCTGAAGGCAGTGACAAGCAACTTCCGCGTGCTACTTGAGGGAATTGCAGAGTGTGCGGTGGACTCGACTCGCTCCAAGCTCGACGCAGACCTACAGCATGATTCCACCAAGGTCATCGAAGCCTTCCTCACCAAGCTCACTGAGCGTTCTGCCAAGTGGACCACTGAGGAAGCCGACGCCATTACGGCAGCGGAACTAGACAAGGCAGTTCGCGCCTTCGCATACGACGCCCACAAAGGCGCAACCACACACCTGATACAGAAAGAGCTAAATGACCAAGCATCGTAAACCTGGACACACCATTGAAGTACGTTCTGCCGTAGAAGAAGTTCGCGTGGCAGGAGACGGCAAGACCATCGAAGGGTATGCAGTTGTGTTTGGTAAACCCTCCTGCGACATGGGCTTTATCGAGTACATCGCCCCTAATTGCTTCCGTGATTCCATCGCAGCGAACGATGTTCGTTTGCTTCGTGAACACGATGCCAAGCTTCTGCTAGCCCGTACATCCTCAAAGACACTCACCTTGTCAGAAGACTCCCACGGCCTGAAGTTCCATGCCACTCTGCCCAATAGCCCCATCGGAGCAGACACGGCAGAACTACTCACTCGGGGCGACCTGTCCGGTATGTCCTTCGGCTTTAATCCCATCCAGCAAGCCTGGAGCAAAGAGGGAAATAAAGCGAAGCGAACAATCACAAGGGCCTCTTTGGCAGAGGTAAGCATAGTTTCGAACCCAGCGTATGAATCCAGCACAGTGAATCTCCGCTCATGCCCTGATGAGCTTCGAAGCCTGCTCACACGCGACTTGGACGATGACGCAGACTGCGATTGCGACTGCTCCGAATGCCTGGGCGGCAATTGCGCGGACTGCTCGAACGCGGACTGTGACGATTCCAATTGCATCGGCTGCCCTGAGCAGTCGGAAGCTCGCGCCCTAACCCCTGAACCTGAAGATGTCGCCCGCTACATGCGCCTTCAGCTTGCCCTCCGCTCCTAAGTAATCCACCCACAACCCTGGCAGACAGAACGGGCCTTCACAGGCTTGCGTTAAATCGCGCCCATTTTGCCTGCCTGCAGGATCTCCCGGCCCGGGTCGGTGGACGCCCTGCGCCCAAATTCAAAACGAAAAGAGAACACAATGGAAACTCTCAAGGCACTCAAAGACAAGCGTAACAAGCTGATGACCGACGCACAGAAGCTCATCCTTACCAACCCCAGCACCGAGCAGCGGAGCCAGTTCGACACGATGATGGCGGACGTGGACACCCTGGAGCAGGACATCGCCCGCGTGGAACGCGTCTCGAAGTTCGAAGAAGAACAGCGTGCAGCGGGTCGCCCGCCTCGTGCTGGCTTCGAGACTGCGAACACAGAGAAGACGGCAGAGCGCCGTGCTTTCGAGCAGTACCTGAAGTTCGGCGTGATCGACGCTGAGAACCTGCGTGAGCAGCGTGACCTTACGACTGGCAACACGGGTCAGCTTATCTCTCAGGACATGCTGCCTCAGTTGATCGAAGCGCAGAAGGCTTGGGGCATGCTCACCACGGCGGTCGGTCAGAAGAAGACCGCCAACGGTGAACCGATGAAGGTTGCCCTGGTCAATGACGTGGCAAACGTCTCGACGGTGATTGGCGAAGCGGTTCAGGTGAGTGAAGTTGACCCTGCGTTTTCGGGCTTCATCAACAACGTGGACTTCATGACCACGGGTGTTATTAAAGTGAGCTTGGCAGAACTGCAGGACAGTGCGTTCGATCTCGATAGCTGGATTCGTTCGGCGTTCGGCAAGCGCATTGCGCGTGGTCTGGCAAAGGCAATTGTTACTGGCACGTCCAGCGGCAACTTCCAGTCCATCATCACCACGGCAGAGACAGGCGCGACTTCGGCTGCTCCTGCGTCGGTCGGCTATGCGGACTTCGCGGCGCTGTACTCTGCCTTGGACCCGGCCTACATGGGCGGCGCTTCGTGGGTCATGAACTCCACGGTTCGTGGTGGTCTGCTCGGCGTGCTGGATGGTTTTGGCCGTCCGCTGTTCGTTCCCTCGGTCAACACTGATTCGCTCGATACCATCCTGGGCAAGTCGGTTGTGATCTCCCAGTACCACCCGAACGCTACGGCGGGCGCGGTAGGTGCTGTGCAGTTCGGCAGCCTTACCGATGGCTACATCCTGAGAAGCGCGGGTGATGTCTCCATCCTGCGCCTGAACGAACGCTATGCGGACACGGGCGAAGTGGGCTTCATCGGCTATCACCGCAACTCTGGCTTTGCCACGGTTGCTGATACCGGCATCGCTCCCATCCTGAACCTCGTGCAGCACTCTGCTTAATCGATTGGGGCAGCTTAACGGCTGCCCCTCTCCTGGAGACCCATGCTCAATTACCAGCTAGTGACACCACCGACTGTAGAGCCGGTGACCCTTGAACTCGCCAAGGCTCATCTGCGAGTAGACATCACGGACGATGACACGCTCATCACTGCCTACATCTCGGCAGCGCGGCAGTATGCCGAACGGCTCACGAACCGCGCCTTCTTTAATCAAACTTGGCGGTTGTCCCTGGACCACTTCCCTGTCTACCGATGCGGCGGAACTCTGCCCACTCGCGGACGGGATGACTTCTACTCAGGTGCCTACTACAACGAGCTTGCTATTCGGCTGCCCATTCCAAGGTGCCAGAGCGTCGCGAGCATCACCTACCTGGACGTGGCAGGAGTTCAGCAAACCCTGAGCCCTTCTGCCTACTACGTGGACACCACGAGTCAACCCGCTCGCATAGTGCCCCTTCCTGGTGCGTTCTGGCCCTACACGCAGGACTACCTGCCTGGGTCGGTGCAGGTCACCTACGTGGCAGGAAGCTACGGCGACGGTGCGACGGTGAACACCTGTCCGCAGTCGGTTGTGCTGGCAATCCTGATGCTCGTGGGACACTTCTACGACAACAGGAACGCCACAAGCGAAGTGATCCTTAGGGAGCCGCCGTTCGCGGTGCAGGCTTTGCTGAACTCGGAGAAGTTCGTTTCGTTCAGCTTCGGTAATAACTAAGAAACCCCGCCTTCCTTTTCGGATGAGCGGGGTCTTTTTTTGTCTCTGGGCTAGAGGCCAGTCATATCCTTTTCTATCGCAGCTTGCTCCTCTGGGGTGGTGTAGCTTTCGGCCCTCACCTCGTTCAGCTTTGTTTGAATGGCATACTTCGAAGGATTTTTGATGTCTCGTTGTAAGAAGTGCAGAAGAGTTTTCATGATAGGCACGATCTCGTTGTCTTGAAGTCTGGCCCGCTTAATGGCATCTAGTATTTGCGTATTTGACATCGTTCACACCTCCAAACACTTGTGGTTCATGCCTATCCCCTTCTGTACGGCGCATTGCGCTCCTTATCGTCGCGTATCTGCGCCGTGCGGAGCCTCGCGAACAAAATGTAGGCATCCTGCATATCAGAATCCTCATAAGGAACGTCAGCATTCGGCCCCATCATCTTCCGTTCGTAAGCCCTGATGCTGGAGTCGCATATTTCAAGGTTGTGGCCTTCGGAGAATCCTGTAAGGTCCGCAAGATGCTCGCCTATGGGCAGAGTGTGGTGGATGTTGTCAGAGAAGGGGTTCATGGCGGGCATTAGTGTCTCCAAGTGGTTCAGATTTGCTTGCAAGCCAAATCTACATGCCCCGTGTAAGAAGGTGGAGCACTATCTACATCGCAAGCACACTTTAGTGCAAAAAGTCAACAAACCTAGAGTGTTACCGTTTCATCCCCGACTCACCCGATAGAAGATCGTCCTGGCCAGACTGATGCAATCCCCAATGGCGTACGCAAGACGGGGCGAGGACTTGCCAATGTCCGGCTCACAAGCAAGGCGCACGGCGGCAATGATGCAGGCTCCGATAACGATGGTGGACACGAAACGATCTTGCACCCGTGTTTCGGGCTCGGGGCTGGGGTGGCTGGCCAT